TGTGCCTTTGTAGCAACGTGAGCGGCCTGCTCTACGAGCATACCGTCGTTAATCTTCTTAACGTCCTCGGCGTGTTTCGCATCTACCGCAACCTGCGCGGTCTTGAGGTCGTCGCGTTCCTTGTTCGCCTGTGCGATAAGGGCCGCATCCGCCTTGGTTTTTTCTTCCGCTGTGGCCAGAGCCGTGGTCTTGGCTGCAAGATCCGTCTTTGCTTGGGCCAGTTCTTCAATGATCGTCATGTGTGCTCCTTTATGAAACGCTTTATGAACCCGTTACTTTTTCAGTGGTTCATAATAGAACGTGATTTTGTTCGTCTGCGCGTTCGCGTGCGCGTTGATTATCGTTATCTTGATGTTGCCGCCAACCAGCACTTTGTCATACACAATAGACAGAATCGTCGAGGCGTTTGTGCCACCAGTACCAGCCGCGCTCCATACGGACGGAATAACTGTGCCGGTATTGTCAGTGGGCTGTACCCTGAGTCTGACGACTACAGGAGTTGTCAGCGCAGAAACTGAAGCCAGTGTATCAATCGCTGTGGTCCCTGTATAGGTTGCCACAACTACACCGCTGGTCCTGGTTGCGCCAAGCCCGCTTAATTCGATCTTGTCCAGATACCCGGATACCGGGATCTGATCACTGACGTTCGTGTAATTCGCTGCAGCTACGTACTCATAACTGTATGTATCAGCCATTGCGAGCGAGCCAAAGGCCAAAACAAAGAGCATAATACTGACTATCTTTTTCATTCTTTTATCTCCTACCGCGCATTTTTGTTAGAGATTGGAGGTCGCGCAATGCCTCGTCCCATGTTGTAATTCCGTCAATCAATCCGTTGGCGAGGGCGTCCGCGGAATTGAAAGACTGCCCCTCCATCACATTGTCTGCAATAGGACCGCGCCCGGACCTGACTGCGGCCTTAAAATTGTCACTGATCGCTTTTACTCTTTGAGCAATTATATCCTCCTGTTCTTTTGTGAGTTCAGTTCCGGGGTATCCCATCCCCTTATATTTTGCCCCTGCATTAAACATCTTGACCTTGAGTCCGTTCATTTCCGCATAGCGGTGTTCATCCAGTACGGCGCAATAACAGCCAATGCAGCCGGTATCCGCCGAGGTCATGGCGTAGATCACATTTGCCTGACTCGCCATCCAGTAAGCCGCGGAACACATCAAACCGTCGGCAAAAGCCATTACCGGCTTCTTCTCGGTTGCTGCCTTAATGGTCTGCGCTACCTCCGGTGATCCCATTGCCATACCGCCGGGAGAATCGAATACGATCATAATTGAGTCTATCTGTTCGTCTGCGGCCGCGGTCTGGATCATCCGGTCGAGTACATCACTTGACGTTACCCCGCTTGAATAAAGGGCGCTGGAAAACTTGCGCCCAATAACACCGTCAACCGGGATTATCGCGGTTGAGTTGTAAATAGCGTACTTGCGTTTTGCGGGATTCTCCCCCATTGATACCGCAAACGCGTGTTGATTAGCTTCAAAATCACCGCCCTTAGCGTGCGCCATGACAATATCCGTCAGTTGTTTATGGATTTGAGGAGATAATAGCCACGGATCACAACATAGGGCAGTTAAAACTCGTATCAAGCGGTTGTCGTTAATATCACTCATTGGCAACGTCCTTTTTTATGTCCGTTGGTTTGTCGTTCGTTGGCTGCGGAGCCTGGCCGGGAATTTGCGCCTTGATCAAAGAGCCTTCCGGTAGATCATATTCGTCTTCTATCTCCGCCGCTAACTTCATGTCCTCGGCCTTACGGCGGAGCAGGTCTTCGAGATCCTCTCCGCGTCTCCCGGCAAACTTACTCATAGTTCCCTGGCCCATCTGCCATTCGATAGTGTCAGACTGCGAGGCTTCCTGTCGGTCAATCCAGGGTTCCTCGGGGAATTGCCATTTGACTTTATTCCACTGCGAAACCCCTCTTGCATCAACCGGAGCCGGAGACAATTCACCGCCCGGACGCATTTCCATAGCAACGCGCCAGTTCCATAATTGAGTCAAAAACTTATCGGCAATCCATTGTTTCCACGGACGGCAAGCATAATTAACTAAGAGCAGCATTCCTTTTTGTCTGGAGAAATCCAGTTGAGACAAGTCCAATGTTAAAAACTCGTAAGGGAATCCAATAGCGGCAGCGCATATCGCGTATTGCATTTTGACGTAAGGGATATGGGTTGTGTTTGGTACGGTACTATTTTTCATTTCAAGATCGTCACCTTGGAAGCCTTCAAGTATCTCGCCCCATTCGTATTTGAATGTCTGCCGAGCCCCTACAGACGGAGTATTTCCTCTCGCTCCCGAATTTGACGCGCCGCCAAGTTTCTTCAGGAATCCGAGGATTTTACTCTGCCATTTCGCGGTGGCGAGCGTGTATGAGTTCATTTCACCGATGTCAGACAGTGAGGGAATCACGGGTGACAAGTCTGGTATCTCGCGGACTTGATCGGGACGCCAGGGAGGTCGAATAACGGGGATTATATTCTCGGCAGTTACAAACTTCTCGGAATGTTTGGCCCCAAACTGGCCGTCCTTATCGCGCGAATGAAACATATAGCCGCTTATCCGCCCGCTGTTTTCGTCGAGTTTGACGCCTTCCGTGTATCCCGTCCGGCCTTTCGGGTCCTGCGGGTCCTGCAACCGTTCGCATTCGAGGGGCCGGATTGTTCCATCGTCAAGCTTCTGGAAGTATAATCCGCCGTGTGTTGGTCGCATTGCTACCGACATCCACTGAAAATCTTGGAGCGTCTGCCTCTTGCGTGAGTCACAGCCGGGAGAATAGACCGTGGTCCACCATTCCTCGGCTGCCCGGTTCCAGCCCTTGTCTTTTGTCCGGCATTGCGGAATTATCCCGGTTGCCCCGATGGAAAATAAAGCTATCCGGTCGCATACACCAGCAACGGGAGGATTATTCCGTCTGAGGTCCATACCCTTCTGCCTGAGATTCAATCGGGTTTGGTCCCCGACGAGATGGTCCTCGTCAACTGCAACACTGCGGCCCCAACCAAGGTCCTTACGCATCCGCGATGATTCCCCGCCATCGTATCCGCGTGAAAAGAATTGACCGATTTTACCAAACATTTGTTGCCCCCGTATCAGAATATCGTTCCTCAGCCAGCCCACCAGAACCGTAGAGCCGCTCCTTGATCTTGGTTAAAAGCTGACTGGCTTCGTTGCGTGTCGCGGTAAGGTTTGCCCTGGTAACGGTACGCCCGGCAATGGAGTATGAGGTTACGTTCGAAGCGGAGAGCGCATTGACCGCGGTCGTCGCGTTGTACCAAGCGTCAATGTCAGCTAGACATTCGAGTTTATCCAGATTGAATGTGATCGTGTTAGCTTCGACTACCAGCGCGGCTTTGAGATCGCTGAGGTTAGACATTCCCACCTTTCAAGAGGGAAAGCCCCACCTCGCGGCAGGGCGTATAACAGGGGGTCCCTCTAGTAAGTGGGGAAAGTTTCAACCAGAAAGGGAATATTTTTGCGGATTTGCTAGACTTGTGGGGAAAGTTGTTTCAACCGCCGCAACCGCTTATCAACTGCCTGCGGCGTGATCTTCAATATCCGCGCCGTTTCACTTTTCGTCATGCGCTGATTGATGATTGCATCGAGCATTATCAAGTCACGCCCGTCAATTTTGCCTTGAGCGAATAGGACAAGTATGAGGTTATCAGTCATGCGGGGAAAAGCCTATTTATCAACGCTAAAATGATGGCCGCCATCGAAATAATAATTGTGATATAAGCGACAGCACTGTCTCTCATTCCACTACCACCTCCTTTGCTTCCGTCTTCTGCTTATCCCACCATGATTGATCGGCTTGCACCGTCCGTTTTTCGTCTTGCGGTTCCCACGGCTTGCCAAGTTCAAGACAATATCTGGCCTGTGGACATACTTCTTTTGATGGACAGGTTTTACAGTTCATAGCTGTTTCCTTTGTATCTCATTTTGCTCCTTGTTCTTGTGGGATTATATTAAATTCACCAAATAAGCTCGTATCTAAAACGCCAAATTTTATCGCCGCCAATATCGCAAGTACCTCCGCATCCCAATAATGATTAGCCTTGCCTACCGGAATCTGTATCCATTTCCCATTGATGTTCTTTTCCGCAGTCATTTGATCGGGATAATCAAGTCTTGCCGCGTATCCTCTCGGTATTATCCATCGCTTAGCGTTGCCTTGCTGTTGGATATATGTAGCTAATATATCTTTTAACTTGTCAGGGTTGTGAGTTAATCCATCAATATAATTCATACCGCAGGGAATTTTAACCGGACTATACAATTCCATTGATTTTCTAAGTACACCTTGACACGGAATATAGCCGGGATTGTTCTTACAAAAATCGTTTACCTCCTGTGTTCTATACCGCGAATCTATCAATATAAATTGTGCGCCGAATTGTTCAGACATCTTATCGAGTTCTCTAAAATTTCCAACCACATTAGCCCATATTAAGCCAGAATCGCCATTGATTGAAAACTGCCTAAACACGGGGACTAGATAATCTTTCTGAACATCGCAGCCGCAAAGCACAAAAGAATCTGATCCAGAATATTGCGTTTTATATGGTTCGATTTCCAGCCACTTCTGCCCCTCGTCGTATTGTCCCTCTAATCCAGAAAACACATTACTCCTTATTGCATTTTCGTAATGCACAAACGGCTCGCCACATTCGGAATTGATAAAATCCTGTAATCCTGATTGATTTTGCTGCGCCCTTAACCATTGCGCGGCTAAATACTGATGTGTTACAAACGTGCTATACCAGGACGGATACCGGCAACTGTAACATTTCGGATCTCTTGGTAATGCAGTCCCTTTCCAGAACCCACCATGCCCAGGCATGAGCGCGTTCCATCTGTCCTCGTCGGACCACGCCTTTTTACAGGTTGGGCATTCATAGTGCATCTCTGCACACGCTTTACCCGGATTCGTCTTGGCTAACTGCATATCAATCTTAAACGCTGCCCACCTCATCACCTGCAGCACTCCGCAATGTGGACACTTAACCCATAGATCAGCCTGCGTACCATTTAGATATTCAGAATGAATTTCGCTAGCCTCGTTTGTGGGTGTTGAAAATTCTAGTATTTTGGCTATACCCTTTTTCTTAAAATTCTTTGTTCTCTGTCTCGCCAAAGCCGCCGCGCCCGCTTCCTTCTTACTTTGTTGAGGATACTTGTCTATCTCGTCGAGTATCAATCTTCTTACCGGCTTACTCCCTAATCGTCCTGGACTGTTGGCCCCCACCCAATACACCGGAGATCCATTGCAACGCTGATATAACTTAGTCCAGTATTTGTTCTTATTCTTTGGCATGAATCTTGCCAGCTTAGCGCTATCCTCCCACAGCGGCATGAATGATTCGCTTGCCTTATCCCTGGCATCGCTTGTCGAATTCATAACTATCAATATCGTACTCGGATCAGTAGATAGGCAGTGTATAGCCCAGCAGTAGGCGGTAGTGGTCAGTCCCGTCTGAGCGCCTTTCTCGATTACGATAGTCTCAACGCCAGGGTTGTCGAGCGCATACATGGGTCCGCCAGGCAGCGCCAGCGCCGATACGTTTCTTACTGCCCACTGCCCCGGCTCACTTGTTGGTATTCTGGGTGATATGAATATGTTCTCGGTACACCAATCAACGGTAGTCATGTGGCTCGTATCGGGCAATTTATTGAGGTTATACATCTTCCATTACCCCACCCTCACGCCAATGTTTAATTATGGCGGCTAACTCATCCCGTAGTATCTCGGAAATCTCTGTCATCTTTTTAATATTCACAAGACGACTAGCTACCTTATTAGGAAATGCCGTCATGTCTGATATGATAACTTCGTTTCCTGCTGCCTGTTGTGCATTGATAGTCTCTCTCAATACATACTTGCCCTGTTCCGCCTCGCGCTTAAAGCGCAGCGTCTTGGCACGTTCCATATCCAAGATGGTTCGCATTGATGGCTTGCTAGAATTCTGATTGCCAATATAGTTTGAATTCAATTCAGCGCGATCAGACTGGACCTGCTTAACGGTAGAAAGATCAACACCTTGCTTTGTGGATATGCCAACTTTATTCAGCTGCTTCTTGATATTCTTGGCGCTCCTACCAGTGGCGGCGGCAGCTTTGCGAAGTGTGACTTTGGGATTATACCCCACTGTTACCCCCTAAAAAAGGTGGGGCGCAAGTACACAAGACGCACGA